TAGCATTTAAATTGTAATATGAACCAGCCATTGATACAACAAGAGAAACAAGCATTACTACTTGTCCTATGTTGATTGAGAAATCTGCTTTACCATCTCCGTTAATATCAATCTTTGCCATTTATTAGTTGATATATTTTAATGATTGTATAAATGAGTGTTGCTATAATTAATAGTCCCTGTAGAGCTTCATTTATTTTTGCTATTGTTATTATATACACCGATATACCAAGTAAAGTAGGTTCAAATCCATTCATTACATTATTCTATTGTAAGTTCAACTACTTTCCAAGTAAGATTATCTTCATCCCACTCGTATACTTTATCTTCTGATGCATCTTCAGGGTATGGTACTGGTGCTTCCCATATATAATCTTCATTTAATGACCAACTTTCAAATGGTTGTGGTGCATAAAATGCATCATTATCTTTATCCCAAGTATAACCTACTCCTGCAAAATTATATCTAATATTTCCATTATAAGATGTTTGAACCCAATTTCTGTGTCCAAATAAACCCTCACAAAAGTCAATACCTTTTGATTCAGATTCTGTATCACCTAATAATAATTCGTTGTTATGTACAACAATTACTTTAGTTACTATGTTATTTTCATTTATTTCTGCAAAATGTGCCATTTTAATTTAATTTATTTATTACAAATTTATTTATTTTTTAACTATGTACATAAGTACCACTTCCTGTATATTTTAATACTGTTTCTTGCCCAAGAGTCAGTACAGTTGGGCTACCAGTTGTAGTTCCTGAATAATCAGATGTCCTCATTCTTAATATTACAACTCCTGCTGCACCATTTGCACCATTACCATAAGATGTCTGACCAGCACCACCACCACCACCAGAACCTGTATTAACAGCTCCTGCAGTTGCATCTCCAATATCTGAACCACCATTACCGCCTACTCCACTTCCTCCAGCACCACCTGTTTGTGGAGTTCCAGTACCTCCAGTACCACCTCCACCTCCTCCAGCATAAGCAGTTGAGCCTCCTGTAATTGCTACAGATAAACCATTTCCTCCTGCACCTCCATCATTAGTAGTTGTTCCAAGACCAACGCTTGAAGCACCTCCACCTCCAGAACCAGACCTTTTAACACTTTGTGCAGATTTATTTCCTCCAGCAAATCCTTGATTTGCAGTTCCACTACCTCCACTTGTTGCAGTTTGATATCTTGCAGCAGCACCACCACCAGAACCACCAGATGCACCATTATTAACAGTACTATCATTATCAGAACCACCACCTCCACCACCTGTAGAAGTTTTTGTAGAAAATACTGAATTATTACCATTAGCACCTTTAGATGATTGAGTTGTTGAACCACTACCACCTGCACCTATGGTTATAGTATATGTTTGAGATGATAATGTTATATTGCTTTCAGCAGAAGCTCCTCCACCAGAACTTAAACCGAAAGAAGTTCTTAAACCTCCTGCTCCTCCACCACCTCCACCATCAGAGTTAGGGTTTTTTTCAGAGCAACCACCTCCACCACCTCCAGCAACTACTAAAAATGCCAGTTGACCTTCTGGTACTACTGGTGTTGGATTATGAACATAAGTTCCTGAACCTAAATATTGTAATATTGTATCTGTGCCATCTGTTGTAACTGTTGGAGAACCTGTTGTATATCCTGTTGAATAAGCAGAAGTTGGTAATCTAAATATAACTACACCTGAACCTCCGTTCATAGCTCCTCCACCACCTCCTCCGAGGTTTGTTGTACCATTAGTTCCATTAGGAGTTTCTGGAGTAGCTCCGTTTTGCCATCCAGTTCCGTTTCCTCCACCACCTGTTCCTCCAGTTCCTCCAGCAGATGTTTGATAATCAGAACCTCCACCACCACCGGCGTAAGTCACAGATGCGCCTGTTATACTTACAGCAAGTCCATTTCCACCATTTCCAGCTGTACCAGAACTACTACCCGAATTTTGTCCTGCTTGAGATGCACCTCCACCTCCTGTCCCATTGTAAGTAGCACCCGAACCATATCCAGCTGGCCCTCCGTCAAACCCTTGATTTGCTGTACCTGTTCCACCTGCATTACTAGTATCTCCACCACCACCAGAACCTCCATTTATTACTGTTGGTGAATATGAACTCCAACCGTTTCCACCACCGATCGAAGTTATTGTAGATATTCCAGGTGCTGAAATTGATGAGTTAGCACCATTAGAAGAAGCTGATCTGTTTCCCCCAGAGCCAGCTGCTCCTACGGTAATTGTATAAGTTGTGTTTAATAAAACTATGTCGTTTTCAGCAGAAGAACCTCCACCAGATGTACTTCCGTATGAAGTTCGCAGACCACCAGCTCCTCCACCTCCATAACGAGAACCTCCACCGCCACCAGCGATTACTAACCATTCAGCAGAGTCTCTTGCTCCGTGATAATAAACACCACTTGCAGTATATTTTAAAATTGTATCACTACCATCTGTAGTTATTGTAGGTGAACCTGAAGTTAATCCACTATATAATGATGTAGGCAATCTGAATACGACTAATCCTGAACCTCCACTTCCTCCAGTTACGTTATTTCTTGTACCACCAGAACCACCTCCAGTATTAGCAGTTGCATCAGATACTGCACCATTACCTAAACCACCTGCAGAACCACCTCCAGCACCCCCTGAACCAGCAGAAATGTCACCTCCACCTCCACCTCCACCTGCATAACTCACAGATGAGCCTGTTATGGAAACAGCTAATCCTGCACCACCATCTCCACCATCTTCTTTTGAAGTTGACGCTTGACCAGCAGCAGAAGCTCCACCACCTCCACCACCTGCATAAGTATTTACAGTTGCAAATCTTGCACCTCCATCAAAACCTTGATTAGCAGTACCAAAACCTTTAGTTGCAGGTTGATTACTTTGATTTGTACCAGCACCTCCACCTGAACCCCCATCTCCAGCTTTATTAACACCTGGAGAAATCATACCATAACCATACCCACCCCCTATTGAAGTGATTGTTGTTAATCCAGAAGCTGCAATAGATGAATCTGAACCATTATTACCTAAACCTTGTGATGCAGGAGCTGAACCTCCAGCACCAACTGTAATTGTATAATCAACTCCCTCTGTTAATGTTATTTTATCAGTTTCAGCAGAAGAGCCACCTCCACTTGTAGAACCATAAGATGTACGAAGTCCTCCAGCTCCACCACCACCAGCAGCAGTACGACCTCCAGAACCACCTCCTGCGATTACAAGAAAGTCGGCTATTGCTTGAGCAACTGCTGCTAAAGAACCAAAATTTATACCTTGTCCAAACATTAACTAGCTATTTGTGAAATACTATACCAAAATTCTGTTGCACTTACACAAGTAATTTGATAAAAGTTTTTAGTTGAACTTGTATCATCATACTCACCTGCTATTCTGTTAAATGTACCACTTACTCCACCTACTTGCCAAGTATCTGCTGTATAACTTCCACCTGCTCCTGTAACAATTATTGTTTTTGTTATTCCAATTTTTGGGTTGGTTATATTAAAAGTTGTACTTGCATTTGGTGTCAAAGTAAATACTTGTGCTGCATCAAAATCTACTGCTACTGTTGCACCTGCAGTTAATGCACTGCTTGTTGTAAATTCTGCATCTACTTTTTCATAACTAACGGCATCATCAGCTAGTTTTGCAGTTGTTATACTTCCATCTGCAATTGTTACACTTGGAGAACCCCAAGAAAAACTTCCGTCTCCATCTGACAGTAATGATTGTCCAGAAGTACCGTTACCGCTTACATTTAAAAGAGATGCACCAACTACGTCTGTAGATGATGTCCCAATTAATGTTCCTACTGCTGCTGAAGAAATGTTACCTGATGTATCTACTGAAATTCCAATTGAGTTTCCAGCACCGTCAGACAACAATTGTAGAGTTCCTGATGCGATTCCATTATCACTAAATTTTATTAATGATGAATAAGTATCTTTTATTTTATTACCTGTTAATGTTGCCATATTATTTTAATTTATATTGATTCCCAATTCGTGTTTTCGTGATTCCATTGATGGCTATTCTTATTCCAATAAGATTTTAGATGTTTTATTATCTTAATTACCTTATTTCCAATCTTCGGTAAACCAAGTCCAAGTCCTAACATACTATTCTATATATGCAATTATTTTACCTGCTGAAACGCTAATTGTATGAAATGAACCATAAATTATCATCCCAGTTACTAATTCTAAACTTGTAATTGTTGTATCACCTTTAGTTGTGTTATTTGTAGCGCTAAATGTAGCATCTTCTAACACCTGAATAGCGTTATATTGCTCTCCAACAGTACTCGTCTCTCCAGTAGCAATAATTTCCAAACCAAAATCTCCAAAAGCAGATTTGTGATAAACCGAATTGTAACTCATATCATTTGCCATAACCTAAATATTTACTACAAAAATAACAAATTAATAATTAATGCTTTCGCCCTTGACCTCTGTATTTCTTTTTGTATCCTGATTGACCTTTACTTGCATTTTTACTATGGCGACCAGGTCTTTTTTTCTTTGGTTTTTCAACATAAGAAATAAATACTTTTTGTGCCATTAGTTTGTTTTGTCTTTAAATTTCTCAAATGTTCTCATTCCACCAAGACCTAACATTCCAATAAGTACTGTCATTAAATGTTCCATTTGTAAAGCTGGAGGAGCTGTTTCTGCTCCCATATACCAAACAAGCATATCTCGTAGAACAAAATTATATGCAAGAGCCACACCACAAACCCAGCCTATGAAAGGGCGCCATCCAGCCACAAAGATTGTTCTGTGCTGCGCTTCCATTTTATTTATCTCCGATTGTAGTTCTATTAATTGTTGAGGGTCTATTTCTTTACCTTTGATAAGTTCCCTTATCTCCATACCAAGACCTCCAATATCGGATGAATCTTTAAAACCTAATAATCTTTTAAGAAGTTTCAGCATCTAAATCAAAATATTTATATAACGTATAATTTTTACCCTCTGGCTTCCAAGCCTGTAATACAACCCCTCTATTTTCTTTTTTAGAGACATAAGAAACGTGAATCCAATCAGGATTATCATTGTCTCCTTTTTCCCAAATTAACTGGTCAAAATCTAAATTGTTTTTTATATAATAAAATAACTCTCCATTAGGAGTGCTTCCTAGTGTATCAATATCAATTGCCTCACCTTTTGTGTGTTGACTTGTTATTTTAGAACCTATTGCTTTACAAACCTCTGGTGACCTATAAAAACTATTTACTTTAATTGGATGGTCGCACCATTCTCTTAAAGGTTGAAATACTTTTTCAGCAACTTTTATCATTGCTTTTACTTGTTCTTTGTCTGGAATATTATCTAATTCTAATCTTTCAGCTGTTGAAGAACTAACAGCTTCATTCCAAGAAATGTTATCGCTAATTTTATTCATAATTTTTAAACTTGCAGAACACGATTTGAAATATCAATTATAGAGGTAAAGTAAGTTTTATCATTTCTATCATCCTCTAAATAAGTAACGCCTTCATTTACACAAGTATAAACGTGAAAATCATTACTTGATAAATCAAAATAACCGCTTGAGCGTGTTCTAATTATTACTAATATATCATTTACAATAGTATTTACTTCTAATTCTCCTCCGCTATCACTATCAAAAGCTGTTACAACTTCAATTCTTGTAAGTGTTTCGGTTATAAACTCATCGGCATTTTGGTCAGCCTCATTTGTTTGCACTGAATAGATTTTTATATATGGCTCACTTGCGCTAGATGGAACCCTCCCATAAACAGGTACGTTTGAACCATTATAAGAAATATTGCCATTTAAAGCATTAATCATCGCCTGTCTAATATATTTTATTGGGTCTTTCATCTTATTGCTCTTTTAATTCTATATTCTAAATTCTTAACAAGTATTTTAATTCCTTTTTCAATATTTCTATAAAAAAATGGTTGAGCTTTTTGAAATTTAGTTCCTTCTTCTACAAAACCACTATAAGGCGCATTTGAAAATACAGTTAAATCATTTTCTTTTGGCTCAAATCCAACATTGTTTCTTAAGTTCCCTGTATCAACTGGCGCACTTCTTTTTATATCTCTAGACATTAAAGCACCAGCAGTGTACATTTCTTTTTTTAGACCATCTCTATCAATAGCCTCAAGAGCGTGAAATTTCCTTTGCAGTCTATTTACATCATTTTGATTTAACTTAATCATTTTAATCTTTTTTTGTTGCCTCTATTGTAGTGTAAAAATCTTGTACATCGTCATACCTGTTGTTTATTCTATATAACCCTGATACTCCTTCAACCTCAAGCAAATCTCCATCAAGTATTTGGTCTCCAGTTCGTTTTCTACAGCGTACTTCAATAGATACATATCTATCACGCTTTCCATTTTGTGTTGTTATTTCTCCTGATATTTCTTTGACTTCTGCCCAAATTGTATATTCAGTTGCAGTTGTAGCAGTAAAACCACCAAAGTTATCACTACTTTTAGTTTGTCTTTTAACTAATACTCGTGTATTTAAGTTTCCTACTTGCATTAAATAAACATATTTTTATATGAATCTAAAATATTTCTAACATTAGTTGGCACTTCATTAATAGTTACACCTATCACAAAGTCACTTCTGTTGTCATAATAAGTTGCTACAAGTTGTGATAAAGCCTGTTTTAATAAACTATCGTTTTGTCCGCTTGTTACATAGGTAATTTTAACTTCTTTAGATGGAAGATTATTTAAAGCAACTATTTTATCATCTAGACCATAAGTTTCATAATCTGTAGTCGCAGTTCCCTCAACAGTAATTGAGCTAATAGATGCCACTGGTGAAAAAGGCAAAACAAATCTATCATTAACACTTGCTAAATATAAAGTTCTATTTTTAGCCACTATGTCTCTCGATATATAGTTTTCGCACCATATTCTAGCTTGTGTTATCATTTGACCGATAATTGTATCATCAGCTGTAGTATCAACTCTAATAAAATCTTTTGCCTCTGCTGTAGTTAGTATTTCACTACCAGTTGTAGAATTAATTTTTATTTGAGTATGAAATGTATTTAAAGGTTCAGAAAAATATGCCATTATTTTTTAGATTTAGTTATTCTTTTTGATACTTTTTTTTCTTCTTTAGTTTCTTTAACAATCTTTTCCTCTTTGTGTTCAATTGCTATTTTTTTTGATATATAATGTCTAGCTGTCTTATTATCTAAATCATAAACTCCATTTTCATTTCTCCAACCACCAGATGAATATACATCTTTTAACATTTTTACTTTCATAACATTTTATTTTAAACAAAGATAAAAAAAATGCACCACAAGTGTTTTTGCAGTGCATTATACAAAAGAGAATTAATTAAAGTCAAAGTTATTAAAATATTTTGAATAATCATTTTCTAAACTTAATCTTACTGCCAGTCTTTTACCATCATTTTTAAAAATAAAAAAACCATCAAATTTCTCTACCCATATTGCAAAATAATCTACATCTTTTTTTTCGTAATTATGTTTCCATTGAATATGAACTGTTTTTCTGTTTTTTTGAAATCCTTGAGTTGTTGATTTTATTTGGACACGATACATATTGTCTCCTGTATCAGCTATACAATCATAAAAAGAAGTATGGACTAGGGGGTAAGAAACTTTTATATCTCGTTTAAGACATTCAATACCGAACTTATATTCAGCAATACAACCCTTTGAATTGCTATCCACGAAAATAAAGTTACAAAAAAAGTGGCTAACCGAAATTAACCACTTAATTAACTAAACTAATTAAAAACTAATTAAATGAAAAACAATGTTAAAGAATTAACATATACTATAAGTTAAAGTTATTCTTTTCTAATAACTCCTCCAAATTCGCTAACGCCCTCCAAGCTACTTTTGCATCGTGATAAAGACCATCATCATCTAAATTACCACACTCGGTTAAATGTCTCGTTAAAGCGTCTAAATTGTCTTGAGACTTTGTTCTATCCCAAAATAGTTCTTTGCCAGGATTATGTTGGTCGTTTCCAAGTTTACTAACTAAAGCTACATAAGCAAGAGCTTTTGGAAAGTATTTTATAACTCCGCTATAAATCGGAAAGTTTTTTCGTTTCTTGTGCTTGTTCTGTTCCATTTAGCTTGTCTAATTCTGTTTCTATTATATTTAGCTCACTGCATATTTTAAGAGCATCTTTTAGCTTTAATTCTGCGCAGTAAAATACTTTGTGATGTAATTTATTTAAATCTTTTTTAATTTCCCCTAATGACATAAAATAAAAAGTGTGTTAGCATTATCATCCAAAATGTAAATTGAGGTAAACCCCAGCACAAATATTTTATAAATCTTTTTTGCCATTCTTTATCTACTGGCATATTTATATCTTGTTGTGTTGCCTTATATATTGTTTTCATTATGGTAAATAATAAGTTAGTGTTCCTATAATTCCTAGTAAGACAAATATTACTGTATAAGTAATAAAAGCCCATTTAATCATCTCTTTTGTTTTCATAGTTTTATTTTAAAAAAGATGCTGCCCATTCAAACTAGACTTACTAAATTCCTCACTAGGATAATAATCCATTATTGATATCGGTTTTAGTGTTTTGGTTTTACTACAGGTTATCAGCATCTGTGTTGTTTTTATTTAGACTTTATTATTTTAGTCCCCTTGATTTTAGTAATTTCAATTTTTGGTTTATTCCAGTCTTTTAGATTAAGGAATAATTCAATCTTATTTTTTTTCATTGTTTTTGTTTTTAATTATGAAGCTAATATATAAACTATTTTTTAAATAACAAAATATTTTTACTTTTTTTTAATAAATTTTAAAGTTTATTTAACATTGGGGTATAAAAAAAGGGGCATAAAGCCCCTTTAATTATTTATGCTATTAACGATTACGGAGTTTCAAGCGCTGTTTTAGCAGTGCTGAATGTTCCTTGTACGATAGCATTTGGCTGGTAGTTAGTTAAAGCAACTCTTTCAGATATACTTTAACAGTTACGAATCCATCTCTGAAGTTAGTAGAATCTTCTCTTGAGAATTCAACAGAAAGGTTTTCTCTAATCCAAAGTTGTGTCGCTTGGTTTAAATCACCTACTAGGAATTTACCTGCAGTTACAGCTGTGTTAGCAGTAACAGGAACTCCCATAATAGTTGGCACTAAACCAGAGTAAATTTGATTTCTTAAATACTCGTTAGTAGTCGCTTTTAATAATGCGATTTTGTGCATATCAGTTGGGTTAACTAAAATAGCACTTGCTTGGTAGTTAGATAATGCTAACTGGTTTAAAGCAGCAACTAATACATCATACTCATTTGCAGCTTCGACAGACTGGTAGAAAGCACCACCTGAACCTGTTACAAATGCAGCACCATCAGTGAATAATCCATCAAGGTTTGGCGCAGAACCATCACCATTTAGGATTTCGTTGTCCTCAATTGATAAAACTTTACCTGGAACTCTAGCAGAAAGGTAAGATGATAATTGTGGTGTATCAGCTAACATTTCTTCTGTTATTCTCATAAAAGTACCAATTTTTTCAACATTTACTGAAGTTGCAGTAATGTCAAAGTCAGATTGTCCAAGAGTTGAACCTTGAGCCGTAGCAGCTGCTCCGTCATCATAAGCTGACTCTTTTGGGAATCTAATTGTTTGTGCATCTGTGCTTCCATTAGGAATTAAATTTCTAATGTGTACACTTCTTGATGGGTCAAACTTAAAGTCTGGAATAACTGTTTCTCCAGCAACAACGCCAGAATAAGCGTTTGCCATAGTCATATCCCCTGCTTTCATCTCAAACTTTGCAGCGTTTGAGTTACCTTTTAATAATCCTTCAATTGCACCATCGTTGATGCTTTTGATTAAAGAACTTTTAAAGTTAGTAGGTTGGCTAGAAGAAACTGCTTTCTTTTGAGCAACTTCAAATGAATCCATCCTTTTTGTAGCGTCTTCGTGTTTCGCTAAAAACTCTTTGCTTAAGTTATCAATCTCACTTTTTAATGAAGTTTCGATTTCTCCTTTAGCGTTATCTTTAGCTTGACCGAATGCTTTTTCAATTTTAGAATCGACTAAATCTCCGATTTGGTCTAATTCTTTTTTGATTTCTTCGTTCATTTTATTTTAATTTATTGATTAAATAATTATAGATTTCACTATCATCTTTTTTAACTTCTCTCGGCTCTGTGACTTCAATATCTGTCGGCAAAGTGAGTAATGATGCAAAAATTGATTTTAGTTTTACAAGTTCCGATTCAATGGCATAACCCAAATCATCTGAAATTTGTCCTTTTCTAATAACCTTAACAAGATTGTCATATCTCTTTAAAACTTTTTCGCTATCATAGTTTCCTTTGACATCTAAAAGTATTGCTTGGTCATTTGCAGCAAGTGTTACAGCACTAATCTCATAAAGTTTAACTTCATTGATTTGTCTGTATTCACCGCTGTTATCTTTTTGTATTGGCAAAATACCAACACTATTTTCTGTAATAACTCCTGCTTTCATAAGTTCAATTACATCTTTCCCAAGAGTTGTTTTAGGAATTTCAGCTTCAAAATATAAACCTTTGTTATCTTCGCCAAGGTTAACTATTTTACCTAGAGGTTTATCCATATCGTGCTGATAGAGATATTTAACTCTACTTCCGTTTTCTTCAATCGTTTTTTTATAGGCGCCACGATTAATGATGTCACCATCACTATCTACGTTACCAAATACAGAACCATATCCTTTTACGATTCCAGCTTTTTCATCGGCATCGATTAAGTCACCGAGTTGAGTTTGTTTAAATATCATTTTTTCCATAGTACAAATTTATAAAATATTATTCTAACACTTCTTGAGCGACTTCTCCAGCTATATAAGTATAAGCTAATCCCTCTAGAAGGTTGCTTTGAACAGTTTCAGGTTCTTCTTTTGGAAAGGAAGCACTTGAACATCTGCAATTTATTACATTAGCAGCTGAAGCGTTTGAATCACCAGGCATCATTAGTTCTTCTCCTCCAACTCTAAAATAATCTTTTTGGTCCACGATTTGTCCATTGGCAGCAGCGTGGTCAGGTCTTGTTCTTGAATCTAAAGCAGCAAACCATTCTTTTTGAAGATTGTTAAGTCCAAAAGTATCAATTGCTGTTTGTTGTGTTGCATAATTAGCAGCTAAAGTTGATTCAGTTCTAATTATACGTTGAGCGTTTGTTTTTGATAAATTATTAAATTTTTGTCTTAATATTCTTTGAGCTTGTCTTTCATTTAGCGCATTAAATTCAGGATTCTTTACAAGTCTTTGAAGCACACTTCTTAATTCCTTTCTTCTGTTTCCAGAAACACTAACGACTCTTTCAGCAGCAATTTTACTTGCTATATAAGAATATTTTTGCGCCCATATTGTTTCATCAGTAGTTTGTTTGTCAATTAATTTGTCAAAATTTCTTTGATACCATTTTGTAAAACGAATTCCAATGTTTACATAAATGTCATTGTAAATATTTGTAACATCTAACTCTTTAAACAAACCCTCGTAAGTAGAGATTTTTTTTGTAGATAAATAATCGTCTATGCCTTTGTAATATTCACTACGAAAATACCTGGCAACTTTTGATATTTCTTTTCTTTCTGCAATATCAAGTTGATTCTCAAAGTTTTTTTGCCAATCTTGTTTGACTTTTTTAATTATTTGATTCCTCATTGTCTGAAATTCGTCTAGCCCAAGAAACCATTGATTTACCACCCCAAAGATTATAAGCTACATAGCCATTATCTTTCCAAGGCTCGTTTTTGTATTCTTCAGATATTTTAGCGTTTTCCTCGTGTCTTGCTAAAAAACTATTAATTCTTTTAACAGTATCTAAAGATAATGATTCACGACTTGCTAATTGATTAGCTCTTTCCCAACCAACTCTAGTTCCACCTTTAACAACATCTCTGCCGTATTTCTCTCTCCATTCTAACATTCTTCTTGCATTGTTAGTAGCACCTTGTGGATAATCATTATAGCTTTCAGCTTTTTGAGATGACTTACTTCTATTATATTCTTCGTGTGAACTAAATGGCATATAATATGTTTCGCCTTCAAATTCAAAAACGTGATAACCATCACCTCCTAATTCAATTGCTCTTTGTTCAGCCTCCCTTATTGTTGTGTATTTATCAGGACCTACTTCTGTTGCTTGTCTTTTTAGTAATGAACTAAAATCAATATTAACGCTTTTAGGTTCTTCTGGAATAACTAAATCTTGATTATCTAATGGTAAAAAAGTAGAAGGTATATAATAATCATTCATTTCTTCAGTATCTGTATCAGCACCATAACTCATTGCAGCTCTTTTCTCATTTGGAGTTAACCACCAGGCTTGTGTCATTTGATTTACCACTTTATCCATTTCTTCTTGAAGCTCTGGAATGTTTGTATAATCAAAATCAATATATAGTTTGTCTCCATATTGAGGAGTTAACCATCTGTTTAGCTCATCTTTAATTTTATTAAGTTCTGGTATTACAGAATTAACATAAAGAGATTTTTTTGCCTCATTCATATTATTGTAAGTAGATGAGTCTGTATTATTAAGTAATTGAACAGGCACGTTATAAATATTACATAAATCTTTAATACTTGCATTGTATTGCTCAATAAGAGATAAATCGGAAGCATTTAATCCAAAGTTTACCCAAGATAATTTTTTTGGTGTAATAATTACATCACCAGCATTATTAGCTCCTTGATACTGTTGTCTAAACTTATCTTTTAGCTGTCTTGCTTGTACTTCGTTTAAATCACCCTCATCACTCATTAAAACACCTCTAGCTGTTTGGTTTTGTAAATATCTTACTCCAGTAGTTAAGGCTTCATTGTTAGCATCTAAACTTCTTAACCCTGCTTTAAGTGGCGACATACCATAAAGGTGACTTCCAGTTCCATCATAATATGGGTTAAAATCTTTTATATGACAAACATCTTCAGCTTCAATTTTATATTCGCCATTATAATCAAGAGTATAATATTTAATTGGGTCAAATATTCCCCCACTGTTTATCTCTACGCTTTGAGACGGCAATACATAAAGTTCAGAGTATTTATTTTGATTTGGACCTGATTCTGGAGAAATACCATAGATGTATCTGTTACCAGTTAATTTTCCAAAGGCGACAACCTCTTGAAGCCAAGCGTTATAAGATTGAGCAGGATTAGGTCTGTTTAATAGCTGATGTAATTCTGTATCTTCAACTTCAACAAGCGCCTTCTTTTGTAGTATCTTGGATTGCAACATTGCATTAGAATTAAAGTTTCCACTTGTCATTGACTTGTATCTCTTTAACTCATTTTCATTTTTTACCTCATAAACCATAAATGGAATCGTTGAAGCTGTTTTTGTAATTAAATTAACAATTGAATATATTGTTGAGTTAAAACGATACCCCTTATTTATATAAGTATCGTCATTCTCTGGATTCCAAACAATAGAGTCCCCAAGGAAATTATAAATTGCTTTGTTAAAGTTTACATTAGTTTGTTGCGCGTTTTTAGAAACAAAATTTCTAAATCTATCTAGTATTGATGCCATCTATACATTTATTTTATTTTACAAAAATAATAATTAAATTACAAAGAAGTTTTGCTTCTTTCCATATTGAGAATAAACGCCATAACGAATGCTATCCATAGCGTGGTTAAACTTGTCTTTTGGCTTGTTTACAATTGTCCCATCTTTAAGTTCTTCCCAGTAATAATTATTATATTCTTTTATTATATTTTTTGATTCCTTGCTTACATAAATATCAAATTCCTTAAGTAAGCTAATTCCTGCATTTATAGAACCCTGTCCTTTAATTGCTGGTTTAATTAATAATCCATCTCTTTTTATTTGTTCAATAGATTTAGGTTCGGCAGCATCTGCATAAAATAAAACATCTTCATAACCTAACTTTTTAAAATACTCGACCAAATCTGAATTAGTCATTCCTTTTTTGTAAAGCAATTCGTGAATAAACAATTTATCATTTTTTTTAAAAATTAAAGTTGCTGCTGATTCATCATTGCTAAATCCAAAATCAAGTCCAATAACTGCTTCTGCTGCTGGGTCAAATTCTGGAAATTCATCGTAAGGTATGAAATTCCAATTATTAAATATTTGTCTGGCGCTATAAACTGCTTTTTGTCCTTCTCCATATACTCTCCAATAGTCAGGGTCTCTTTCTTTCATTCTCTCAATCTCAAACACTAAATCTTTGGAAAGGAATTTATTGTCTTTGTATGTTGTTATCCAGGTGTCACAATCTTCTCTAGGAATTATCTCATCATATATCCAGTGGACTGGGTCGGAAGGATTAAAGTCAAGAATTAGGAAATCAGTACATCTCATATTAATTTGCCTAAAATCTTCTATGTTTAATTCATTTGCTTCATTTAAAAAAGCAATGTTTCTTTTTCGCCCTCTAATTTTTTGTGGTTCATCTACAGATAAAAACTCAACTGTATGTTGGCCATAAATAAAAGTGTTCTCTGCTTTGTTGTGTGTGCCTTCAAAATATAAACCTGTTTGTTGAAGTATAAGAATAAAATCACGAAGAACTGAACCTTTAAGGGCTGGAAGTGTTTTTCTTATAATGGAAATAACTAAAGGCTCTTTTGAGGTCGTTAAAAGATAAGTTAGATATTGACAAGCTGCAAAAGTTTTACCGCTACGAGTACCGCCCTGATGTACTTTAAATCTTTTTTTGGAATTAATTAAATCGTAAAACTGTCTGTTACAATTTTGAGTTATTTTTCTTGACTCGGCTTCCATTCAATTAAAGTTGACTTTATACCGCCATCGTGTTTGATTTCCTGTCTTTCAACGTAACCTCTGTTTTTACCTTTTGTTTTTAAATAAAAAATAGTAGCTGAAGTATTACCACTTTGTATCTGTTTATGTAATTGACTTTCTGCAAAATCTAAAGCAATGTCCTGTATGTCTTTTACATTAGCTGCAAACTTTTTATCGTTCTTTAAATACTCATAAAAAGTGCTTCTTGCAATACCTACTTGTTTACAAGCAGTTGTAACAACACCCAAAGATTTCTCTAATGCTTCAATAATTGCTTTTTTAGTATGTCCGATTTTGTTTGATTTCATTCTACAAAATTAATAAAATAGGGAAACTAACAAAACCCTATTTAAAAGGTGTGCTTACCAGGATTTGACTAATAAGCTAAATATAAAGAACGAGTTTAGTTTTTTAAATATTCTTTACCATTAATTTTTATTTCAAGGTCAGGGTCGAGCTTTTGCATTCTATCAATAATCATTTGACAATATTTAGGGTCAAGTTCCATACCATAACAAGTTTTATCAAGTTGATGAGATGTCACTAAAATTGAACCACTTCCAAGATAAGGGTCTAAAATTAAATTATTTTCATTTTTTGAATGTCTTTTAGCATAATCAAAACACCATTTTATTATTTCTATTGGTTTTTGAGTTGGATGAATCTTGTTTTCTTTGTTTGCTGAAGCTCTTGAATATTCTTTTATTCTTAAAGCATTATTAAAAGAAGTCCAAGCCATTTCACCATCAGCTAAACTAAACCCTCGTTGTCCTTTATCCCAAATTAACCAGCCCATTGTTGGAGGTAAGTCATCGGTAAAATAATTCCCTCCCCATATTATTTGATTAGAAGTTATTTGACAAAAATAAATTAAAACACCTTTTTCAGGTTTATTCTTATCCCAATCTGGAGAATCATAAGATTTCCATCCATTTTTATCAGCTCCACCTTTACCATCGCCCTTACCTTTTAACATACCTCCATAATCAATACCATAAGGAGGGTCGGTTAGTAATAAATCAGCTTTTTTACCATTCATTAGTTTCTCTATTTGTGTTACATCAGTACTATCGCCACAAAGTAACCTATGTTCTCCTATTTCTATTAAATCACCTAATACAACATCAACTTGCAGCTCATCAGGTTCTTCATAATTATCTTCTTCAGCTTCTATATCTTCAAGAGGTATTTCAGGAATATCTAATCCCCAATCATATAAATCTTTTGCTTCCCATTCGTTTAATAATATATCCCAATCCCACTCACCAAAACCTGAATTATCTTTTATTATAAACTCATTCTTTTTTTCTTCGGACCAATCTTTAACTTGGTCAATCCAAATTTCTTTAAGTCCTGCTTTTTTACACGCCTTTAACCGCATATTACCACCAAGGACCATATAATTTTCATCAATTACAATTGGTCTTTTCTCTAACATTTCAGGAAAATCTTTTATTGATTTAACCAACCTGTCAAATTTAGAATCGTTTATATATCTTGGATTATTTTTATTAGGTATAACCTTTTGAATATCAATCTTTTGTTTCATTAATGCAATATAATAATTAATTTCTCCAAATTATAGATATTCCACAAAAACCTAGAAATATTTGTATCATACTTTCATCTTCTTCTGCTTGTTCATCTTCAAATGTATCCATATCGGAATTCCAATAAGAAATACCAAATACAAGACCATACATTGGAAAGAACATTATTTCCCAGTTCATATTGCAAAATTACTAATTAAAAAGGAATATTATCTTTTATTACTTCAAATCGTTGTTTGTGTTTATCAATTGATTTATATACACCTCCATTATTAAAATCAGGTGCAATCATAAAATCGCCTTGTTTACCATTTTCTTTTCTTTTTACTTTTTGAACATATATACTCACACTGTCAGAGCCATAAATTGTTTTTTGCCCAATATTTCTATAAACAGTAATACAATTATATGCTTTGTTAAAGAAGTCACTTGACTGGGAAATGTCATAAGGATTAGGTACTCTGTATTTGCCCTCATTAGATTCCATTTTTCTAGGGTGAGCGACTAAAAATAAGTGTGTTTTAGTTTGTTGGCAGAACTGTGTTATTTCAGATAATAGTTTACCTACATAGGTAAAATCTTTTTGTTGTGAATGGTCAAGCATATTCCAAGGGTCAATAACACAAATATTAATTCCGTTAGTAAATACTAGCTGTTTAAATTTATCGAGTATTGATTTAAGTGATAAATTATTTAAATCTATTTTAACAAAGTAAAAATGCTCTTTAATAAAATCCTTTGTATTGTTAAGAGTATCGTTATCACAATCTCTTTCATTTAGTTTATTCGCTATTCTTTTTATATGAGCCTCATAAGGATAAGATTCAGGAGTAAACATTCCAATTCTAAAATTTTGATTTGTTGCAAGATTAACACAAACTTGGTCTATCCAATCGGACTTTCCAGCATTAGGTATTCCAGTTACAACACTCCATTCGCCCATAGATATATTAATATATTCTTTAGAGTCTCCTATTTTAATATCATAATTTTTAATTCCATTGTCGTTAAAATTTAAAACATTGTCCCATATATCATCTATGTTTACTATTCCTTCAACTGGAAAAGACTTTGGATTATTTAATATTTCTCGAAGTTCGGTGTGACCTTTACTAACTAATATTTCATTAGCGTCTTTAAACTCTCCAAACTCTATGTATTTACATCGGTGTTGTCCAAATCTTCTTGCAAGTTCATTTCGTAATTGTAGTCCTGCCTGGTCATTATCGGTACATAAAACAATACATTCTTTCTTTTCAAAATACTCATAGCAATTATCTAA